CACAAGAATAAAAAGACCATTTTGACAATACTGCTGATCATGGGGATGATGAATTTAATTTAAGTGATTCTGAAAGAAGACAATTATATGATGCTACACCAGAACAAAGAGAAGAAAAAATAAAAGAATATGAACAAGATTCATTAGACGCTCAAAAACAATTTGATACATTAACTGGCGTTGAATCAGAAGATGGAAGTGAAATGAGACAGATTAATAATGAATATCACGTAGCTGCTAAAAATTTCGCTACTAATTTGGGAGTTGGGTTAGTTAGTCAATACGCAGCTGATAAAGCAGTAGACTTTGTAGACCCTGACCATAAAATACAAGAAGACGCTAGACTAGGAATTAGTGGGTTTTTAGGTGGGGGATTAGGTGAAGCAGCTATTATAAAACTAGGAGGAGGAGCTTTGACTACTGGTGGTCTATTACCAGCTGCCGCTGGGGCTGCTGTTGGTAATATTGCTGGGAGTGAAACAGCTAAATTAGTAAAAAATTTAGGTGGAACAGAACTAGAACAGGATGTAGCCGGAGCATCGGTTGGTGTTGGTAGTGCTGTGTATACTACCGGGGCGTTAGCTGCGGGTGGAGCGGCTCTTTTCGGTGCCGAGGAAGGTGCTACTTTGGGATCAATTCTTTTACCTGGTGCTGGAACTGCTATAGGTTTGGGAGTTGGTGCTTTGATTGGTTTGGGTGCGTATGGTGTTGCCAAAGGATGGGCTAAATTCAAATCATTATTCTAATTTCTCTTTATTTTAATTTATTATATAATTTTAGTTTTTCTAATATTCGTTCTTTATTTTTCAGATACCATAGTTTCTTGTATTCTTTACGATGTGATGATTGTTCATATTCTTTATTGTATTCTCGTAGTCTATCTTTATTACATTCCTTATATAATTTTAGTTTTTCTAATATTCGTTCTTTATTTTTCAGATACCATAGTTTCTTGTATTCTTTACGATGTGATGATTGTTCTTTACTATTACCCATAGTATATGCTCTATTTTTATTTAATAAATTATTATGTTCCTCTATTACTTCTTGTTCTCGTTTTCTCAATTCTTCACAGTTATCACAACTATAATTTTCTATCAATATAATTTTATTATTAGGTGCTTTATGTGAGTGTTTAGTATATCTTTGACTTAAACTTTGAACAGTTGAACCAATATAAATCGTTTCATTATTTTCATTTATAATTTTATAAATTTTACCATTATTATAATTTACCATATTTTTTTATATGTATTTTTATGTTTTATACCTTTAAATTATTACAGTAAAAAAATATAGTCATTTTCAGTCAGAATGATTTAAAAATAATAAATCTCAAAATCTCATTTTTAAAAATGCGATTTTAAGATTTAATCTCAAAAAAATCTCAAAAATATTATAAAAATGAGATTTCTACTTTTATTACTATAATGGTAATGATATTATACACACAATATATTATTATGATGCTAAAATTTACTAGAAATCTCAAAATCTCAAAAATTCAATAGATTTTTATTAATATAACAAAAAAAAACTCTATTGAATTTTAAAACTAATTTTTTTCTAAAAAGTTTTATTTTTATTTTGAGATTTTGAGATTTTAAGATTTCTATTAAAATATAAGGTCTAAATTATATATTGTGTGTATAATATTATTACCATTATAGTAATAAAAGTAGAAATATCATTTTTTACTAAAATTTTGAGATTTTTTTGAGATTAATCTCAAAATTTTGAGATTATTTTTGAGATTTTTAAGATTAGTCGGTTTCAATCTCTTCATCGTCATTAAATCCATTCCATTCACCCCAATCAACGGCAGTTTCATTATAATTTTTAAAATCAAACTTTTTCAAATGATTGATATATTTTTTAGGATTATTAATAATATAAGACATCTGACCACTACCTTCAAAGTTATAACTTTTATTATAAACATATTTATCATCTCTCTCCATTTCACATTTGATTTGTTTTTTAGGTATACATTCTTTCCACCCTAAAACTTTTTTACTAACTTCTTGGACATTCTTATTAAATTCACTTTGTTTAATTATTAATGGTTTTTCGCTATCTTGTTTATTTTCATCATGAATTCTTTTCCATAAATACAACCTTGGGGGAGGTATATTACGAGTAGCCATATTTATATATGTATCAGTAATTGGTACAGAATCTTTGGCTACCCAATTCTTAATATCTCTATCAGTTAGATAACTAAATAATTTATTCATTACATCAGCATCATGAATATTTTTATAAATTCCATTAAAATAGACTGTATCGCCGTGTAGAGAATCATTTACTCGTGCTATCATAAACCGTCTATCGCTATTATCGGTTTGAACTGGTGTATAATTGTTTGATAATATAATCAATCTCATAATCCACGCCATATTACACTTGGTAGATACAAACCTTTCTTTAATAGAAAATGTTGGATTAACAATGCGTTCCTTTAAGTCTTCCATAAATTTAATTCCGTCTTTTCCTTCAACTTCATTCATTAATCCAACAAGTTTATTAGCCAGATGATCATTCCAAGTTCCAAATATATCCTCCATCCCCTTACCTTTACACATAAAAGTATTACCAATAAGAGACTCAATAATCATACCCAGGGTATCCTTTCCTGTACCCTTTTCTCCTTTTAGAACAAGGGCAGTATATGGATTTTCAGATGGTTTTTGAATCAAATGGGAAATATAATTTATAACATATTCAGCCACTTCTCCATCTTTTTCGTCTAGAAGAGTATGAACAAAATCTATAAACCATTTAATATCTTCATCTTCATAATCAACATAAGAACATTTAAACCCTTCAAATAGATTGAATATTCCATCATCAACTGGGTCATCGTCAATATGTTCATTATATGGGACAAAATCCATAGATAAGTATTCCTTACGGTCTCTATCTTTTATCCATTGACTAGTAAAATCTACAAGTTTTCCACTATCGTCCCAAGTTTGAAACTTTTTATAATACAGTGATATTTCCTTCCAGTCTTTTGTAACCCATCTAACTCCGTCTTTGATATGTGGGGCATATTGTTTAAATTTCGTGGTATCTCTCAATAAAAAACATTCTTTCTCAAACATTTCTTTTAATCCATCATACGAATTAAAGTCATTTTCATTAATTTCACCCAATACAAAATCAGTATTCATAGGTTTTTCGCTCCATTTCATGTTATAATCAGTAGTTAATTCATTTAGCTCATTAATTGATATTTCACTTGTTGCTATAAATCCATCATACATAGGAACTGAAACTTTATCAGAAAACTTGTCTAATGCCCTACATAATAACAAGTTTTCATGATAGCATAATATAGCAGAACACTTACTGGAAATAGGATTATGCTTATCAATATCATAAGTATAATTTTTACTAATACACTCGTCTTTGTATATTTCAATAATTTTCTTTTTTGCTTTCTTCCATTCTTTAATTGCTTCATTAATAATTACAGCGTCAGGGAATTCTTTTGGTTTGTCCAAATTCAACTTTTTCAAAACATCTGTTTTTAATAATCCGTATGTATCCAACAAGTTATCACGATCGTTAACATATTGTTCAAAGAATGTATGCGGTAGATTATTGATTTTAAGTAAGTGTAATATGATTGTTGGGTGGCAGTTGGACATATCATAATCTCTACAATAATTAGCACATATAAAATTACGGATATTTGATTTACAGAAAGAAACACCATTACCAACCGCATAATATCTATTACACGTTTTGTATTTGTATATCCTTGGGTGTTTATTTTTTTTACTATTAACCATTAATGCGAACCATCTTCTTAATCCACATATATATCTTCTACGCTCTTCTTTTGTTTCATTCTTATTTGATTCATACAACTCATCATCACTTAAAGTTAGTAGATATTTAATATGTTGTAGGTTAATATGGTCATAATATTCCCTATCCATTATATTATTATCTGGGCAGATATTCTTTTTCATATTTAAATTCTTCATCATTTTTATATAATATATTGTAAGAAAATAATTTTAAATAATTTTAAGTTAATTAACTAATAATTAAATAATTAACTTAAAATATTTTTCTATTGACTAATAAACAATTTTCAATTCACTAATTCACATTTTACCAATTATCTATTATAAATACATCATCTTCTATTTTATCTCCTTTATCTGTAGTAATTTTTTTTAATGTTTTTAAATAAGGTTTTATTTCTAAACCTTGATTAATTATATGGTAATTTTTCCCATATATATCCATGTGTTCTTTAGATATAAAATTATTTTTTTCATTATACATTATAATAAAATCATGTAAATTATGAACTTTTTTTATAATATGGACATATTTATTAAATTCATCATAATCAGAGGTATTAATATCATATCCATATTGTTTCCTCCAATATCTAATTTTTTGAGCAATATTATCACGACGTTTTCTTTCTGTTTTCTGATCTTCAACAGAAGCAAAATATGTTTCAGTTTTACAATCGTATAATTTAGAAGGCATATATATATTATTATTAGAAAATAATTTTAAATAGTTTATCTTAAATAAATAATAACTAATTCATTATATAATCTATCCTCCTCTTTTTGGGAAAATTGAGGAATTTATATTTTATAAAGTATTCTAAAAGAATATATTTTGATATAAAAAACTTTTTAAGAATATTAAATTACTCACTCATTAATATTAAATTACTCACTCATTTTTTTTATTGATTTTATATAATGGTTGAAAAAAAATACCCTAAAAGATATACTGCTGGATTATCAAAAGAAGATATAAAAAAACAAAAAAAACAATTAGATAAATCTACAAGTGATTATAAAAAAGGTAAATTAACAGATAGAAAAAAGTTAGATAGTTATAAACCAAAAAAATCTAATTATGTAGAATCTGTAAAAGAAAAAACTGGGTTACCTATAAATATTGATAAATTAGCGGACAAGTTTAGTAGAAGTGAAAAAAGAAAAAAAGAACTTTTAAAAGGAATGGAGGAAATAATAGATAAGGGTAAAGGTGCTTACTATTCTAGTGGTTCAAGACCTAATCAAACACCAGATAGTTGGGGGAAAGCAAGACTAGCCAGTGTTTTAGTCGGTGGGCCAAGTAGAAAAATAGATAAAAAAATCGTTGATAAGTATGATATACCAAAAATATAAAATTAAGATGGTTGTGGATTATTTTTTAACCATTCTTGAATCATGGGTCTAATTCTAGTTCGTTTTGCTCCTGCTTTCTTTGGTAGCATTCGACCCTCTGGAAACAATCTTTCGTATGCTTGTTGTCTACTATTACTCCATTTCTTGGTTGGGTCATCTACAAACTCAATTAATTCTCTTATATCACTATTATTACCTTCACCTATAATTAATGGAGGCATTGGTATTGGGTCAGGTTTTGGGATGTCCTGTACTGCATCTGCTGGGTCTTTTGGGTCGTTTGGTGCTCTTTGTATTAATTGGTTTAATTCTTTCTGTATCGCATTATAAATATTTCTCAAATCTTCATATAATTTTTCATTTGCTACTCTATTTACAGTTTTAATAGAATTATTTTTGGTTTGGACTTTTCCAAAGTCCTTTTCCAAATTTAATTGTCTTTTTAATAATTCATTTCTTGATTCTGGTTTACTTAAATTTTCTATATCATTTAACTCTTTTTCATATAATGCTTTTTTCTTTTTTAATAATTCCGCATATTCATTTCCTTCTTTATCTAATCCTTTTTTCTCTAATATTTTTTGTATATCTGAAGGTGTATCACCGCTTGTAATACCTATTATTTTTACACCTTTTCTAGTTAATATTATTCTTAATAATTCGTCTGGTGTTTCGTTTAATTGATTAAACATTTGTTGATTAGCAACCCTTAATAATTGGTTTGTATCTACATAATTACGCTGTGCAACTGATAAATTACCCAACCATGTGTTATATCTAGTTATTAACTGTTCTCTAGTTTCATTTGCTTCATTTAATTTATCAATTGGTATATGATATTCCCCTGGTCTTAATTGTTGAGCATTGAATTCTACATTTTCTGCATATCTCCTAAAAGCGTCATTTATTTCAAACCATGAATCATTATTACCACTCCTCGGAGCACTTAATGCTAATCTTTTTCCAGAAATACCTATTAAATCCCCAGTTTCTTTTTCTAATTTTAAATCTTCTGTAACTGGTTGCGGTAATGGTCTAGAAGGGTCTACTGGTTGTGGTGTTATTGGTGTTGGCGGTAATGGTCTAGAAGGGTCTACTGGTTGTGGTGTTGGCGGTAATGGTCGAGAAGGGTCTATTGGTGTTGGCGGTAATGGTTTAGAAGGGTCAAGTTGGTTTTTTTTCGCTTCCTCTGCTTTTCTTTTATTAATCTGATCTATTATACTTTTAGTGGCTGGGTCATTTGGATCTAATTGTTTTAATATTTCTGCTTCTAAAGTGTCTAATTTGTCACCTACATTATTACTCGGTCTAACAGGTATTACTTTAGATGGTAATATTTGTTGTGGTTGAATTATTTGGGGTTGATATGGTGTTTGTGGTGGAATAATAGGGAAAGTCCCTACTCCTTGAGGTCTTGGAGCAACTGGGAACAATTCATTAGCACGATTAACAGTAGCAGTATTTTTAATTAATTCTTGAATTTTTAATATCTTTTGTTTTATTTCATCAATTAATAATTCTAATTGTTTGATGCTTTTAATTTGATTAATATTTTTCGGCAACTCTCCTAAATCTTGTGGTAGTTTTACTTTTTTTTCTTTAGCAATAGCTATTTCATTATCATAAGTTTGTAACAATTGTTTTAATTGATCGATCAATTCTTTTTTCTTACTACTCCCATCAGTTCTTCTTTTCTTTTTTTTTACTTTTCGTAATTCCATATCACTAGGAAAAATAATCTGTATAGCATTCTGATTAACATTATTATTTTTACTCATTATAATATATACTAAAATAAAAAATATCATTATAACATATAAATGAATATAATAGATTTTATAAATGATTCTATGGTAAGAATTAAAATGAGTTATGGGGTAGAGCGTGTAAGACAAATGGAAAAACCAAACAAACAACCAAAGAAAGTTAAAAAAACTAAAATTAAAACTAAAACTAAAAAGTAAAAATCAGTATAATAAAAATAAAATATAATAATATAAATATGAGTAGAAACATATTAAATGAGGGTAGAATATTTATCAATACTATTACTGGAGGAGATGCTGTAAATATATCTTCAACTAATTCAACATCTTCAACATGTAATTTAAAAATATCTAAACAAACAGCTAATACTATTATTGCTGATACTGATTTATTTGTATTAGAAACAGCAGCAGGAGATATTAAGAAAATTACAGGAAGTAATATGAAAAGTGAAATTGATACTAATTTTTGGGATGAGACGGGTGATGTGTTAAGACCAGTCTATACAACTAGTTCTGTTTTAGTTGGTGGGACTAATATGAATAGGATTAATTTTAAATTTCAAGTAGAAGGAAATAGTTATGTTAATGGTAATTTATTAGTAGGCACCGCAACTAATACTAATAGTAGAAAATTAATAGTAGTTGGTGATAGTGAAATACAAGGAGATTTATATATAAAGTTAAATGAAAAAATTATTAGTAGTAATAATGTAAATGATTATTTACAATTTGGAAATGGAACATTTACAAATAATTATTCAAGTAATGTAATTACAAATAGTATATCTTTTGGAGCAACAGCGGATTTAAATTTAGCTACTGGAAGAGCAATAACACGAGGGACAAACGCTACTGATAGAATAACTTTTAATTCAGGCAATACTACATTTGGAAATATTGGTATTTTTAAAAACGGAGTTTATGTGAAATCAACTATAGGAACTAATTCAGGGAGTGTATCTTTTTTTGAGGCAAATGATAATGGAGAAAATAATATAGATTTACATTGCCCTGAATTAACTACACACGATTATAATGCTTATCTCCCTAAAATTACAGATACTAATATAACAAGTGTATATATATTAAGTAATAAAAATGTATTACCAGGCACTAATATGAATATAAGTGGTTCTACAACTGATACAATAACAATTAATATGGATACAACTATAAATGGAACTATTACTTTTAGTAGCACTATATCTGGTTCTATTAGTGGAAATGCTGGAACGGCGACTAAAATAGCAAGTATAACAAATTCTAATATAGTTCAATTAACAGCAAGTCAAGTTTTAACTAATAAAACATTATCTACTGGATGTATTTGGAATGGAAATACAATAGGAGTTGCATACGGAGGAACTGGAATAACAAGTTATACAATTGGAGATTTATTATATGGTAGTTCAGTCTCGCCAACAACATTATCAAAATTAGCAATTGGTTCAAATAATTCATTTTTAATGAGTAATGGAACAAATCCAGTTTGGAATACACTAACATTTACAAACCCCTTAAATATAAATGGAACTACTATTAATTTAGGAAATCTATCTGGATTTGGTAGTAATAATCAAATTTTAGCAACTAATGGAACTAACGCATTAGAATATAGAACATTAACAGAAGGTACTAATATAACTATAACAAATACCTCTGGAGCTATTACTATAAGTTCAAGTGAAAATTATTGGAAGCGTAATAGTAATGTTTCTTCTTTTGATATAGAAACAACTAATACAGTTGATAATATAGTATTAACAGTCCCTTTATCTACTAATAACACTTTTACTACCAGTAGCACATTTACTACAAGTAACACTTTTGTATCAACAAGTTCAATAAAATCAACATTAGGATTAATTTCTGGTGGTGGTGAATATATAAAATTTATTGATTATAGTTCAACAAAACCATTAGAATTAAAAGGTATAATTAATAGTGCAAGTCAAAGAACATATCATATGGTATTTAAACACGATAGCACAGGGAGTGCTTATCCATTATTAGCACAAGATATTAATGGTAATTTACTTTTTCACTGGAACAATATAGGAGATAGATTTACATTCAAAACTGATGGAGATGCCTTAATGTCTGGTATCATTTCACCTACAAGTGCTAATGACGAATGCTTTTTAGATTTTGGTTCAACAGTATTAACAAATACTTTTCATAGAAATGAGTTTGTTAAATTAACAATAAAAAAGAATAGTAGTTATGCTGCTGGAGCAGAAAATGGTTATATAGAATTAATTGAAACTGCTGCGTCCTCTTCTAATACTACAAAATTATATTTTAATAATGCTGGTTCAGCATATATCTTTTGGGATGGAACAAATTTAATAAATACACCAGCTTTTGCTCCATCTGATATGAGATTAAAAAAAAATGAAACATTAGCAAATACTACGGAATTAAGTAATGCTTTTGATAATATAGAAATATATAAATATCAATATGAAGAACAATATGCTATTGATAAAGGTAAAGACCCTAATAAATATGTTTATGGATTTATAGCACAAAATGTAAAAGAAAATACTGATAATTTAAGTAGTCAATTTAGTTCTGTTGGAAAAGGACAAGCAATTTATCCTAATGAAAAAATAGATTATCAAGGTAATAAATTAGAAGTAGATAATCTTTTAACAATTAATAAAACTGATATGAATTTATTATTATGGGGTAAAATAAAAGAAATGGATGCTATAATTAAAAATCAACAATTAGTAATAAATAATTTATTAAGTGCAACTACATTTGCTAATTTTAAAAAAATGTAAAAAAATAAAATATTAATAAAATATAATAATCATTATATGGATTTAATTTCATTAGGTTCATTATTCGGTATTATTGGTTTGTTAGGTGAGAGAGTATTTAAATCTATCAGAAAATCTAGATGTACACATATTCATAGTAAATGTTGCGGTTCAGAAATTGATATTGAAAGGGATGTTGAACAACAAGACCAAAAAAATGAAAACGAACAGAAATAAATTTAAACCACTAATTAATATAAAATTGTCTTATAGTCAAATAGAAAATTTTATAATAATTAAATATTTAATTATTATTTTTTATTATCCATCTCATCAAAAAATTCAATTGATAATGTTATTTGCATTGGAACAGTAGCCGCAGTATAGTTATTTGCTTTAATTAATTTAAATGGTGTTACTGGATCATACGCCATACGCTCTATTTCTATCCTTGGTGGTAATTCAGGACATGTGAAAGTCATAGCACTTTGAGCATCAAGTGATACAACATTAACAGTATCAGCAGTAATAATAGCAGTACCTAATATATTAGGTCTACCATTATTTTCTGTAGAATATCCAAGCATGGGTATATTACTTCTAATAGCAAGTATATGAGTATCATTTACAACAACTCTACCAGCACCATCAGCGTTTTCTAATGATATAGTAGAATCTATTACACTTACTTTACATTTTCTTTTTTGTAAATCAACAGGAACAATAAAAGTAAATGATCCATTAGCATTATCTAGTGTAACAACATTACTAGCAAGAGTAGTATTTGTAATTCTTAAAATATGATTATCACTTGGACACATTATATTATTATAACAGAAAATAAATATATAAATAACTTTTAATAATTTAATCAAATTGGGAAAAATGAGGAGAATATTATTTATAAAACTTTAGTTCAATATTTTTTACTATACAATAATCTTTTTAGAATAATTAGTTTTACTCACTCAATTAGTTAGGAATCTAACTCTACTTGATTATCTTTTTCTTTTTTATCATCATCATCATTAAAGACTACTTTATCAAACCCAATATAATACCTATCAGGTGTTCCCTCGTATGCTTTTATTAATAAGAAACTATATTTTTTACTCCAGGCTTTTTTTAAAAGTTCATTTTGTTGTTCTTTTGATAAATCTTGCATTAGTTCATCTTTAATACAATTTATCTCTTTACTGTTTTCAGTTTTAAACAAGAATATATCAGAAAAATTATTTCTGAGTATCAGATCACACGCATTAAATTTCTGCGAAGTTACTATTATACCTAAACCAGCGTGTCCAGGTTCATTAGGATTTTGCGTTAAATGTCGTCTGTTCAACAATAATGAATGCATCTTGTTGTTATTCTTGATGGTCTTAATGCTATCATCTATGATTATAAGATTATTTAAATTTTCCCCTTCTTTTTCAGTTTCTATAATTTCATCAATTAGTTCATTGGTAAATTTTGAATGTATCCTCTCCTCTTTTAATTTTAGTTTATCAAGTGGGGCAGTATCTTTAGATGGGCTAATATAATAACATCTGTCAAAAAAACGATAATAAAATTTTGGTATATGTGGTTTTTTTTTTGTTGGATGAGATAATAATAGTTGATTCCATAATGTAGTCTTACCAGAAGAACTAAAACCACATATATATATTGCTGGAGATTTAACTGTTAATGGTTTAGCTGGTATATAAGGTAAATCAGATAAATCATCTACACTTTGTTTTAATGGTGGAACATGTGTTAATATTTTATTTTTTAAGATTTTCATTATATATAATATACTTTATTTTTAATAATTAGAAATTTAAATTAGTTTAATTCTAATTTTAATTTTAATTTCAAATTTATTTTCTTATTAGATATTATAAATATGCAACAAGAACAGATAAGTTTAGGCAATCTACCTCTCTCTATGAGATATTCTATAACAAGTGTTCCAGCAGTTGAGGCAACTACAACACTCGCTAGATTTGATAGTACAAATGGTAATTCAGGCTTTAGTCCTACTGGAGCAGACCAAATAAGAATTAGAGTAAAAGCAGACGGATTTATGGATACATCAAAACATTATTTATTTTTCACAGTCAATACAACTACTGCTGGAGCCAATATTGATGGAGACGCAAATTGCTTCTTTGATAGGGTAACTATTGAAAGTAATGGGGTATTAATAGAACAAATAGATAGATACGCTCTTTATTCTGGTATTAAAAGAAACTGGGATAGTACTAATGATGAATTAATAAAGTCTTGTGGTGAATCTGGTGCTGATTATTTAAAATCTAATCAAGCAGTAGGAGCCTTCGCCAATGTGGCCGGAGGTGATGTGGGTGCTTTATTAGCTTCTATAAATACTCAAAAAGACGCATTTATAGCCGCTACAAATGGTTTAGCTTTAGAAACGGCGTTGAGTAATTTAGGAGATGCTTTAGTAGCTGCTGAATCTAAAAATTTTGCTATACAGTTAAACTCTGGTATGTTGAAAAATATTTATGAAAAAGCATTACCAGAAGGATTAAATGAATTTGAAATAATTTTAAGATTGAAAAGTGCTACTGGGGCTGTGGTAGGAACTGGAGCAGGAAATAATGATTATACTATTGATAATCCAAGACTGTACTGTCCTGTTTACAAAATAGAAAATGGTGATGTAATGGCCAGTTTCAGAAATGCTATGGCTTCTCAGGGTGTAAGTTGGGTAGGTATGACTGCTAAAACCTACATTAACAGCATGGCTAATAGTGCTAATAAACAAATATTCCAAATTAACGACAGATCCCAATCTCTTTGTGGTCTAGTTAGTGCTATTCGTTCTAATGATGCTGATACCGCACGATTAGATTATTCTAATACTGCTACATTAGTCAATTTTGCTGGTGGTCATGTCCAGAGTTATGTATATAAACTTATGGGGCAAAACTACCCACAATCAGAAATTGAAATGAATTTAGCAGAAAATGGTTTGAATGTATCTAGAGCGTATGAAGAAGCAGTTAAAGCATGGGCTAGACCAGGTCATAAGTATTCTAATTGTAATGTAACATTAAATCAATTCAAATCCCTTAAAAACGCTTATACATCAGTAACAAACAGTGCATCTATGGATGGTGGAAAAGGTCTAGTAAGCGTTGACTTAAAAACATTTGATTCAAAAGAATTAAGAATGAAGGGAATCAATACTGCTATGAGTGGTGCTCCTGGAACATTAGAGATCACCATGAGCGGAGCTCCTGGTGCTATTCAAGATATTACTACCTATGCACTTATTGAAGCTGTATATATAGTTAATCCAAATGGGTCTATGGCTGTAATCCAATAAAAAAATAGTTTATTATATTGATTTATTAATGGTTTTATCGTAAGAGCATCGTTATAATTTAAATTATAATGGCGTTTAAGTGATAAAAAGACTAAAAACACATTAATTAATCAATATAATAAACTAAATATTTTATTTTTGTTAAATAAATATTAAATCTTTACTTAAATTCATTTTATAACAATAATACATAACCCCATAAGGTGGAGTATATCCTTTTTTAGGGTTTATTAAATGTGTAAATGTTGGTCTAGTAAATGGACTTATTACCTGTAATTCATCTCTAAATAATCTTTGAAACCATTTCATTAATAATACTTTACTAAATGCTATAATAATAAACGGTTTATCTAATTCTTTCAATCTTATGCAAATATCTTTCATTTTACTAAATGGTGGGTTATCTATTATCAAATCAAAATCTGGATTAAATTTAAAAAAATCTTTATCCTCATGAATTACATCAAATCCTAACTCTTTAAAATATTCTTTTTGTTTCCCATCACAATAAAAAGGACACCAAATCTTTTTATTTTGAGGTATGTATTCTTTTATAATCTCCCAACCAATTTTATCCGTTGCATAATTATCTGAATCTTTATCTTTAGTAAAACTCATTATATATTCATTATAATATATTTTAATTTTTATCATTTCCATTATGTAAATTATAAGATTTAAGTAAAACTTCTAAACTAGTTCCTCTATCTTTGCTAATTGTATCCAACTTTTCAAAGTTTTTATTATTTAATAAATCTCTGACTACAATCTTAACCAAACGATTTTGGCCTAATCTATCAATTGTTAACTTCAATATTTTATCATTAAAAGTAATTAAATTATTTATTTTATCTCCATTTTTCATAGGTAAAATATAATCACCGTCTTTTAAATTCAAACTTTTCAATTCTTTTAAAAATTTTGAATTATTTATTTTTATTTCTTTTGTTCCGTGGGATTTATCGGTTTTATAATCGTTTATATTTAAAATTACATTCTTACCTTTCGTCATTATATAATTTTCTTCTTTATCTTTTGGTAAAACTTTAACAAATTTTAAATTTAAATCTTTATTTCTTAATCCATGATTAATCATAATATAGTTTATGATATATCTAATACCAGTAAGTTCATTTAATTGATTTTGTATATACTCTAAACTTGGTAATTTATCATCCATTTTATCTAAGTTATCTTTTCTAGTTTGTTTTATTGAATCACTCAAACTATTTCTAAACTTTATTAATTTATCCACTTCTTCATTATTATATTTTCTAACTAAAATTATCATATTTAAATATAATTGTAAAGTATTGGGATTATCATATAAATTTTTTAATTTTTTTATTATTGTGGGTTGTAGTGTTAATAAATTGAATGGTATATTATTCCCAATATTTTTATAAGTCTTAATAGTTTGTTCAGATACTTTTTTTTCATTTTGTATATGTTCTAAATATTTATTTATTATTTCGGTATTTAATACTTTTTTAGGCATATTATTAACAATATAATATATTTTAATTTTTATTTTTATTAATAAAAAAAAATATTTATATAATATAAATGGATGATAATTACGAAAATAACGATTTTTTAAGTATAAAACAAAGACAACAATTGAACTCATATATTGATAGTAAAAATATGATAGATGATTCATGGATTCATGAAAAAGATAAAATAGATTTATTAAAATATATCAAAACATTATATAGTAATAAATTTCCGTGGGCAGACGATACACTCTTAAAGTGTTTAATAACTAAACACTATAATGATACTATAAATAATATGAATAAAGACGAATATCTAATAGAAAAAGACACAGAAAATACATTACATATAATTGATAGAATTGTGTAATTCTAAAAGTTTTTTTTTATTTTAACATTATTTAATTTTTCATATTTTTTAATAGCTTTATCTAGTGTTTTTTCAGTCCATAACAACATTCTACTATGATATATTCCACTATGTAAATTATCATAATTTTTATCTGATTTATGCCGAGCAATCCAATTTTGTTTTTCTTTTTCTGTTCTATTATCAATAAATGTTTTCCCGTCTTTTTGTCCGAAGTCGTGGTAATGATTAGTCATAATAATTCTGAATCTTTTATTTTTTCGTGGTGATTTTTCTAATATATAAGTTTCCATTATAATATCTAATATAATAATTCACTATTAATTTGTTATTGAGTTAGTAAATCTTACCCCTTTCATTAAGGCGTTGTATATCTGATTATGTGTATTACTTGCTTCTTCTACTGTTTTAAATTTATTATACTTTATTTTAATACCATTTATTACAATAACACAAAAGTAACTTTTACCAGAACAATAAACCCCAGTAGGTAAACCATTTTTTCTTTTTACATTTTTCTTTCTAGCATTTTGAATGCGTGTTATTCGTTGTAAATTATGTAAATAATTATTATCTAAATTAGAATCTATGTGATCAATTACAAATTCACGATTTTCTAGATTATGATTTAAATAAGCAATACCTACTAATTGATGTATTTTAAGAGTTTTCTTAATATTATTATTATCATATAAATCAACTCTTAAATATCCATGTCTATCTTTTCGTGGTTTTAAAAATAGTTTATATTTTTTAGAATACACATCACCATTATTATATATTAAGTATTTACTATAATTTTCAATCTCAGTCATATATAATATATATAATATTTTTTAACTATATAAAGAAACTTATTTATATAAAATATATAAATACTCATTTTAGATTTTTTGCTCTTTTTCTTATTTGATTTAAATGACTATTATATAAATATATCATATCATCTATTTTTTTTTGTCCCTCTTTGGTGTCGTTTTCATATAAAGTTCTTTTATATTCCTTCCAATCTTCTTTATTTTTTAATTTTATTGTATTATGTTCTGGTCTATTGTATCCCCTAATATCAAATCTTAGTTCTTTAAAATCTCTAAAATAGTCTGTTAATTCTTCTTTTGTTTTAATACTTTCCATTTTTTTAATAGAAAAATCTTTAAATCTTGTTTTATCTTCATTATAACTCTCTTGTTCTTGTAGTTTTATTTTTTTTTTAAACGAATCTTGTTGTTCTTTATATTTATTCATTTTAATTTCATCTTCAGTTAGTTTAGGTTCTGTTTTAGTTTTGGATACTTTTGCTTTTGGTTCTGTTTTAGTTTCGGATACTTTTGGTTTAGGTTCTGTTTTAGTTTTGGATACTTTTGGTTTAGGTTCTGTTTTAGTTTTGGATACTTTTGGTTTAGGTTCTGTTTTAGTTTTGGATACTTTTGGTTTAGGTTCTGGTGTTGAACTATTATTTAAACCTAATTTAGTAGTTAAATTTTCTAAATCTTGCTTTTTTAACTTAGAATACGCTGGACAATTAAGAATTTTATAATCTTTAATAGTTTTTTTTAACTCTTTTACCGTCGGCATTATATTATATATAACATTATTTTTTTTGGGTTCTGTTTCTTCTAGTTCCTGTTTTAGTTTTGGATATTTAATTTGAAATTCTTCAGGAGACATAACTACTAATTTTTTCTTCTTTTTTAATGGTTTGGTTTCTGGTGTTGAACTATTATTTTTCTTTTCTTCTTGTTGAAATGATTCTAATTTATCTTGTATTAAATCTAATTCACTATACAATAATTCATATTCATCTTCTAACTCAATGTATTTATCTGGTGGTTTATATGTTAATGGTGCTTGTGCTTTAAAATGGTCAACCATTTCTTTCATAATAGACCATTTCTCATATAATTCATTACTTTTCTCTATTAATTTATCACGCTTGTTTTCAAGTGTGCTGATAAATTCCTTTAAACTTTCTTTATTACATGTTTGCGTATGTTTTCTGAAGTCGTTTCTATGATTTGAGGTGTACTGGCACAAATCACATGTATATTTAACATATTTTGATTCTGTATCAACACATCTTAAATGGGTATTACTGGTTAAATGTCTTTTTAGATTATCGCTTCTATTGGTTTTATAATTGCATACATAGCATATAAATTTACTCATTCTGGTATAATATTATTAAGTATTATTTCTTTATATAGTTTTCCCAAAAAATGAGTAAATTTTAGTATATAGATTTATATATTTTTAAGGTTTATCAATAAATTATATTTATGAATTGTATGTAATTTAACTATGTTTCTGTAAATTTATAAATATATATCTATTAATTACCTTGTTATTAATTTAATATATAATTGTATATTTCTATAAATTTTTAAAAAAAAATCTTATATATAAATATATAAATGAGTGAATACGATAGTGATGAAAGTTTAAATACCGAAGATCTAAATGAAATAAATAATGATAATGATATTTTTGAAGAGCAAGATGAAGAGCAAACTGTAGAAATTCCTGTAAAATCAATTGAGAGAGAACCCCAGACCAAAATAGTAAAAAAAAGTGAATTGAAAAAATCTAAACCTACTCCTACTGCTAAACCAAAAAAAGAGAGAACAGAAGCACAAAAGGCAGCTACTTTACGAATGATTGAGGCGAATAAAAAACGAAAAGAAGAAAAATTACAAAATAAAATTGATGATGTTAAAGAAGATAAAAAAGTTGATGTGGTTAAAGAAGAAGAGGTTAAAGAAGAGGTTAAACAAAAAGTTAAAGTTAAAAAACCACCATCAGAGAAACAATTAGCACATAGAGCAAATTTAGTTAAAATTAATAAAGCAAGAGCAGAAGCAAGACGACAAGGTTTAGAATCTGGGGGTAAATTAGGCAGGAAAAAACAAGAAATAAATGTCATTAAAGAAAAAATAATTTATATGATGCCGGATAATGATGGTAATTTTAAACAAGTACGAGCACCTAGATTAACTGATAAATATATGAAAAAACAAGAAGATTTAAAAAAAAATAATTCTGAATTTGATGAAATACAAGCAAAAGCAAGTAAGATTTTAAAACAAACTAAAAGTGGTAAGGTAGATAAACGATCACAAAAAACAGAAGCCCAATTGAAAATTTTAGAGAAAGCAAGAGAGAAAGCAAGGTTAAAACGACTAGAAAAATTAAAACAGAAAAAGGAACAAGAACACGAAGAGTTAAAACAAACTATAACTGATTCAGTAATAGATGTGGTGACTAAGCCAGCTACAGAAATTAAGGAAATAAAAAAGAAGAAACGATTAACTGATGACCAATTACGACAATATCAACTAAAAAAGGATATTGCTATGTTTTAAATAATTTTAGAATATAATTTTTAAATTTCTTTAAGTATAATATGAATAATTATCATTATAGTGAGGCAAGACAACTATGGCTTGTAAAAAATAAAAAAAGGTTAAACGAATATATGAGAAATTACATTTTTAATAAAAGACATTCAATAAAAGGTAATATTATAATTAAAAAACAAAATATAACGATCTCTTTTGATTAATTATTACTCACTCAAATTTTTTATTGAGTGAGTAAATTAAATATTCTAAAAAGTTTTTTGTATAAAAAAAAAATTCTTTAGAATACTTTATAAAACTATATTTCCTCATTTTTCCCAAATTGAGGGAGGGAAATTAATTAATCTATTTGGTCAATTAATTCATCTAGTATCAAACGGTCTGTTTTATGTTCTAATTCTGTTTTACCTTCTATTGGGTGAGTATCATCTATATCAGGTATATTTTCATCTGGTCTAGTAATACTAATGGGTTGTGTTGGAACATTTATTGAAGATTGAACTGATATAATATCTTTATTGATTCTAGTATTATACTTTGGAAATATTTGGAATATTACAGATAATTCATAATTAACATTGTTTAATTGTAATAAATTATTATTTTGGTCAGTCAATTTAAATTCTATATGGTCTATTATAGGTGCTTGAGATATACTAACTTGTCTAAAATCCTGTTGATTTAAGTATATTATACCATTTGTATTTACATCAACACTAACTTTTTGTAAAATACTACTATTACCACTTATAGTAGATAATACATTGGCTTGTCCTATATTTGCTTTTATTAATATACTATGAACTGTTGCTAAATTACAAACAAAGGGACTTTCGCTATAACTCCCAGATGATACTGTTACATCATCTTGTTTTCCTGTTTCATCATAACCAATTATTTTATTTATAGTAGAATTCGCAAATTGTAATATTTGAGTATCAGCACTTATATTTGTAAATTTTATTTTATTTTTTTGTCTATCATATGTAGTAGTAAATTTAGAAGAAAATGCTGTATCATTATTGAAAAAATCTACTACGTCATCAATACTATAATCTTGATTTGTAAAAGTCAATAATGTTTCAGCATATCTGAAAGTGTTATTTTGTAAATCACTACTAATATTATAAAAACTATATGGTATTTCACAACTCATTAATGATATATGTAGTTCTTCATCATTTCCTACAATAATCGGATTCTTTAAATTTAAATTAAAGTCAGTATTAAACCCATCTAACACTTGTGTAGCGTCTTTACTTCTAATATGTAATATAGTACTAGATTTTGGTTGTATTATATTGGTATTCATATATAATAATATAGTTTAATATTTTTATCTTATTATAAAATATAATGGATAAGCAAAATATAATTTCATTTATAAATAATGAAAAACAAAAACTATATGATATACAAACTGGATTAACCGTTGAACAGCAAGTTAGATATAATCCTCAAATTCGGGAGATTTTAATGCTTTTAGATATTTTAAAAAATCAAAAGTTGAATCCTAGTGTGATAAAACAAATCAAAGATAAAATTAAAGAAGCTACTAAGGAAATGGAAAAAAGTTCTAAACAAGAAAATATTAATAGAGCAAAAAATTATTCTGTTTTATCAAATGTAAAGAGTAATATTGATAGTGTCCCAGTAGAAGTAAGACAAAAAGCACAAATGGCTAAAGCATCAGGAATAGCACATGATAATGATAATTTCACTGATGCTCAAGATTATTTAAAACAAATGGAAGTACCTTATAAAATAGATCAAGAATTAAGTAATCAAGATTCTTTAGTTTTGGTTGGAGAAGAAACAGGAGATATCAAGGTTGCCTATAGGGGAACGAAATGGAAAAATTTAGAAGATATTAAAGGTAATGCCTCTATTGCTATGGGTGCTGATGAAGGTTCTACTCAATATAATAGAGCGATGGAACAAATAAATAAAGTAAAAGAAAAATATAAAGTATTACCAGACGAATTAGTTGGATTTTCAAAAGGTAGTGCTATTGGTATGAGAATGGGTGAAAAATTTGGTATTGATACTACGAATTTTAACCCATTTTTAGGTAAAGGATTAATAAATGCTGTTGGAAATAGTAAAAATACGATTTATAGGACAGCTACAGATTTTCCTAGTATGGGAATAGCACTAAAAGGGTCTAACCCTAATTATGATATAAAAGTTATAGATGGGGTTAAACCATCTATAAGTCCTATGAAGGCACACTCGTTAGATAATTTTATTGATTCTACTAATGTTAGATTGAGCGGTGATGAATTACCTAAAGCAGCTGCTAAAATTCAAAAATTAGCAGCTAAACACGGAGAAGCACAACTTATAGCAGATATGGCGAGTTATATAGAAAACTCTAAACCAACAAAAGTTAGTAAGGATTTATATAATACAAGAGCAAAGTTAGCCACATTAGATCCAGCAAATCCACATTTAGGGCACAATATTAAAGAACCTGGGATTTATGAAGTTGGAGAACAAGTAGAGCGAAGCAGTGTTTTTGAAAAACCTATGTTAGGTGGAGGAAGTGGTGGGGTTGTAAGCGTTCCATTAGTAGAAGGAGCACCAGCTCCTCCTCCTGCACCAGTTCCTCCTCCCCCTACTGAAGAACTTACATTAGAGCAATTACAAGAAAGAATGAATAGAATAGGACAAGATTCTACACAAGAAGAACGACAAGCTGCACAAGATTTATTAGATAGACCATTACCCAAACCACCATCTAGACCATTACCCAATCCACCAAGTAAAGATCCCCTTGGGGATGAAATTAGAGCTCGTGAAAGAAATTTCTTTTTTGATGAAAATGTTCCTATACCAAAAATGCCTAAAAAAACGGTTAGATTTGCCGACCAACAACCTCGTATTAGTAAAGATCCATTGGGGGACGAAATTAGAGCACGAGAAAAAAATATGTTCTTAGATGATTCATCTACTACTCCTGAATTAGATGCTGAATTAGACAATATAACTGCATTCACAAAAGATTTATTTAAAGATGGTAAAATAAAACCTACAAAAGGTACAATACAAAGACCATTACCAAAACCACCATCTAGACCATTACCAAAACCACCATCTAGACCATTACCATCAACAGATACTCCTACACAATCAACAGAAACTACTAAAGGTAAATTTGGTGTATTTGATCCTGATGAAATGGAGGTCTACGATGGATTAGTAGATAAAAACAACCCAGACGCTAATTTTTCTGATTTTATACATAAGTTTAATTCTCAAAAAGGAGTTGATACAATAGTTGATTCTACTGGTAAAGTTAAATTAAATTCTAGTAGATTGCATAATGGTTCTAGATTTAAAAAGATGTGGGATGAAATGACTGATGGGGATTTTACACAAGAAGAAAAAGACCATTTTGATAATACTGCTGATCATGGGGATGATGAATTTAATTTAAGTGATTCTGAAAGAAGACAATTATATGATGCTACACCAGAACAAAGAGAAGAAAAAATAAAAGAATATGAACAAGATTCATTAGACGCT